TGAAGAGAACGGATGTATCTCGTTGGGTCATGAGCGCCATCGTGCGCAGCATTCTCGCAAAGGTAGAGCTCCTTCAAAGCCGCTCGACACCAGGCGGGTACCCTCAGTCTTCCCTTGCATGGATGACCGAGGCCGCCAAGTGCGGCTGGGAGCTCTGCGGGCCTCCACCTCTTCGATGCAACCAAACGCTGCTTGCGGTATATTGTACGTGCGCAGCGTGCAAGTCGGTTGAACGAGGAGGAGTCCACAGAATGCTGACTCATGACCCCATTACCGCCCCTAACGAACTCCTTGAGGGATGGAGGTCTAAACGACAAAAGTCCTACGCCGCCAGGTCCAGACAGCGCGTAAGCTTCGCAGAACACGAAGCCCACCTTAGACCGGTAAGACTTACCCTCATGGAGTTCGCTTCCTACGTCATGGGCCCTCTGTGCGTAGGAAGGCACATTATCACGGTGAGTGACCGCGGCAAGATCATCTCCGCAGATGATTCTCGGCGGACCAAGACGGTCACTCATGAAATGGTTGAGGAGACTCAAGATCAGGAACGAACAAGGAGTTCCCATAAGGGAACCTCTGGTCTTGGGAACTTCCACTGTCTCATCAACCACCGTATAACGTGCTCGGCAGCTACGTCGCACGCTCTCCGACATGTCGGACAGACGGTAGCGGACATAATGCGGCTGTTGACCGACACCCAGGGACTCCCTGAGGTCATGGTAAAGAAAGTCGGGAAGTCCTGCCTTTCTAAGACCATCACAAACAGCCACAATCGCATCATGCCCAAACCCATCTGTCGCACAGGTAAGGTCAGCCGAAAGGAAGACCTTACTAGCATGTCGGTAAGAGCCCAGGCGGGCAAGTATAGCGTCTTCCGTATGCGGAGCATACGGAAGGATCTGAGCTATATTGTCCTGGACAACTCTCCAGACGACCTGTCTTACAAGGTCGCCTTGGGCAAAGACTGCGGCTGGTGGAATGGTAATGACACGTGCCTTCATCCCGAGTTCAGCAATTACGGCTGCGTGATGCACAACCCGTTTACCCGCGCAATCACGGAGAACCCAAGCTGTTGTCGAAGCTTGGTTCCGCACTGCGCTCAGCAGTACCGGGTATTCAAATTGTGCATCACGACGTACTTGCTCACTCAGTCTGTGCTCGAATTCGGAAGCAAGTCGGGATCTCTCAGGGTTACCACTCCCTGGAGCGGGGCGACCACCACGAAGGTAGCCGTTACCCGATTGAGACCAACCACGTCTAGTCAGAGACTGGATATACGAGGAATAACCTCCCTTCTCGCGACCGGATTCAACCACAGCACTGGACGAAGAAGGCACAGTGTACGAAGTTCGTTGTTGGAATGCACCCTTCATGAGTGTGTAAACGTGATGCTTAATATCCCCCAACAACGAGGGATCAGTCACGTGTCTCATGGAGAGTCTTTGCAGGTGTTGGGTTACAGCTTCTTTACACACCGACTCTGGCGCGCTTGGCAAAGCGCGGGCAACTCTGGAGAAAGCCAGTTTGCCCTTTGTATCGAGTCGGCGATTAAGCCAGTAAAGAAGCTGACGAGGGAAATGAGACCCGGAAGGCCAATCACGGGTGCGCTGCTCAAGCGCAGAAGCCCGAAGCCAACCACACACGGCTTTCAAATTCCGTGCGGTCTCGAGCCAGCCGTTCCTTTCCACAGAACGACTGACCCACCGTCTCAATTCCCAGGACCCAGCACGCGTTCCAATACCACAGGAGATCAAGCCACACCAGAGAGATCGCCAAATCTCTCTGGTATGCCGACCAGTTCGACGACTCGGGACACCTCTTCGAGGCCTGCTGCGTCTTCTTCCGGCAAGGAAGAAGGCACGAACAGCGCTCTTGGAGGTGAGTGGTGCTTTTGACAGCGCCACGCGACCGACAACCGTCA